TTTTCCGGAGGAGCCGCGAGAATAACACCTAGCTTTTCGAAAGTTACGTGTTTTTTGTTTCTGCGGTACTCAAACTCTTTGGCCATAGAAGCAAAGTGACCGTAATGCCAGTCATAGTTTTGTTTACTTGCCATGGTCCATGTTGTACAAGGATGATGCTTGTGGACTGCAGCATAATATAGATTATCACGGATATCGCCAAACGCGTAATAAGTCTGTATAGTTTTTCCAGATCGAGACTTACGCTTTTCTGGCTTACCGTCAAGTAGCCTGTGTGCAGTGCTAAGCATCTGAGCAGATTCCACAATCATCTTAGGAATATGCCTGTCGCAGAGCATTTGAGCTGCCTTGACTGGATTTTTATCTAGTATAAAAATATTCATGTATCACCTTTAAATAATAATATTATAACATAATTTAATTCATTTGTATATATTTATATTTATCTTTAAGTCGAAATGTATACCTCCGGCACTTTTGTTAACTTGATTTGTCTTTCTACAAAATTCTTTTTTTTAAGAACTCTGTTCATTCGATTTATTCTACCTTTCTTTTTTAATTTTGAAGCGTATATGTCTAAATCTTTTACAAGTTTTTCTAGTACCATGTTTCTGCCTTTCTACAATAGTAGAGCTAGTCTTGCAGTAAACCTGGGAAAGCCTCCTCTACTACAGGTCTGGTAAGACCTTTGATGTTTTGTTTATTAATCATTGAAATAACAAGCTTAGCATCTTCAGGGTGTACACCTTCTAATATTCCTATGAATATTTGTTCTCTCTTATATTTCTGCATTTTCTCACCAGGGCCTCCCCTTACAAAATATTTAAATTTTGTATTTTCTCTAAGAAGATTAGCAGGATGATGATGAGCTGGAGATGCGGTATACGGTGGTTGTCCTGTTGGTAAATTCCAAACTACGTTTGAATCCATAGAACCTCTTATTATATCCTTAAGAGCCCAACTTTCATTTTGTTTAAGTAACTTAACTTTCTCGTCTCTAGTACGAGCTTTTGTTACTTCTTCTAGAACTTCAAAAACATACTGTTTCATTCAATAAACTCCTGTACACTATCAATCAAATTATTACAACGTTTAGTAACTAAGTAATTAAATGTCTTAAACTTATTGCTCCAAACGTCTTGTCCTATAAAAGTATTTATAATTTCTTTTCTTAGATCTTGTGGAGTTTCAGTGAGATCAATTAATTTTTTGTTTCTACAATAATTACGATACCACGAAGCTGCATATAACAACTCACCTTCTTCAAGATCTTGTATAATATTATCTATCTTCTTTTTAGACATAGGAGTTTGCCTAAATCCTTCGACAAAGGTATTATCATCAGACAAGATATTTGGTACACCATCACCTTTGTCACCTTTGATAATATGAGTTTGTAAATACAATCTAGGATTCTTTTCTACTAACTCTTTTTTAAGAAGTGGCGAGTATTGTCTTACAAACTTGTACTTTTGTAGTTGTAAGAAGTCTCTATCAGAAGATACAATCATGATCTTTTCAGGATTATAATCTCTGTTTGGATCTGGATTCATAGTAACTATTGTACCTATAATATCATCAGCTTCACAACCATCTATGTGAATGACTTTATATGGAAAGTTTTCTTTTATTTCGTCTTTTACCATATGAAGTATTCTAAATGCTTCACCCCAGTCAAAAGAAGATTTATCTCTATCTTTTTTTCTACCAGCTTTGTACTGCGGAAAAGCTTTTCTACGCCAGTTATTTGCGCCATCAACAGCTATTACAAGTTCACCATACTCTTCTTTATACTTTGTACGATACATTCTTAATGAATTAAGTATCATGTGACGAATAAGACCTTCATCAAAAGTCTTATTAATAATAATACTTGCTAAAGCGATGCCACTATAATCAACTATAATCATGCATATCTCCTATAAACATATACATCCCACAATGTAGCATTTTTCATACCACCTTTAGGATTACCACCATACACAAAACCTTGAGTTGGTTTGCGACCTTTTTTCTCAACTCTAAATTTTCTAGTAGAAGAGCTACAAGCTCTAACGATAGATTTAACCATTTCATATTCTCGCATATCTTGAGGATCTTTTGGATCAAATCTACCAATCCACGAGTCAGATGCTCGATTATGTTTGCCAATGTGTATACCCATAAAATAACTCCTAATTTTTTATTTGATAGTTATATTATACACTATTTTTTAGCATTTGTAAACAAGTTTTTAATTAACTTGTTAAGTGTTTTGCGTGGATTCGGCATCCAATAAAGTTATTAAAGTAATCGTCTCGGAATAAAACATCATTATCAAACTGTAACTTTGTTTCATAATAAGACATCTCGCCTTTTGTCTTACAAAGTTTTAATATTTCTCTTTTGAATTGTTCTTGTCCGTTTGTTTCCACAAGGTTGCGTACTTCATTAGACGAGCCGTAATATTCTTTCCAGTTTGATTCGATACGCGTGCGTACGCGTCTCTTACGTGTTTTTGTGATAGGTAGGGTTTTAGGTTTCCAGAAGTTCTTCTTTCCAATATACTTTTTGTTGGTACTAATTTCTGTAAGTTGATATACGAATCCTTGAAATTCTTCTGGTGTTGTGTCAAATACTGTTTCATTATAATACCACATGCATTTATTTATTCTGAAATATATAATCGTCGCTTTTTGAAAAGTCTTTTTCTAGATTTCTTATTGCTATTTTACTGTTAAATAAAATCTTATCTTCCATAAATTTACTTGAATCTGTTTTTATGTACGATGCTTTAACTACTCTTTCATCCAACTCTACTACTATTTTTTCATATTTAGATTCTTGTATAAGAGTATCAAAAAAGTCTGTGCTATAATAGTAATGACAGTGCTCTTTTAAATGACCTGCAATATCTCTTCTAAATACGTCAGGTACTAGATTTATTATAACTCCATTTTTACGAGTTACTGCATCCATAATTTTAAAACATGTATATTGCGCTTGAAATGGCTCTACGTGTTCTGACGTTCCAGAATTGTAGACTACATCAAAACTGTCTAACATGTCTTCGAAGTCTTCAAATCTAGACAAGTCTTTTACGATTGCTCCGTCTCTACCATTAAGATCTACAGAAGTATGACTCATACCTTTGCTTGTCCAATAGATTTTACCAGTAGTTCCCATGCCTGTCTGATTTCCAAGTTCTAGCATGGATAAACCTTCTAATTTTCCAAAAGCTTTTAAAGTACTTTTAGTAACTAAATCAACTACGTTTTGTTTTAATGACATTCTATTCTTGTACTACTTCTTCAGGTTCTGCCCTTCTTCCACAGACAGGACAGTATTTTGGTTTTACGTACGAAGCCACGTAAGTAGTCTCATCACATTCTTCGCAATCTATCTGGTAATCTTTCAAGGATATCTCTCTTCCTTTTATCAGATGCTTTTGTCCACTCAGCTATTTCTTGCGTAGATCTGCCGCAGCCAATACAAAAATTGTCTTGTAAAGTACAAATCTTAATGCAAGGAGAAACGACTTTAGAAATCGATTTCACAGGCGCCACCGGCGCATGCAGCTGCAGCGAGTGTATCAACATCTGTATATTTTCTTTCTTTTATATCTTCTTTCCAATCAACTGTTTTTAAAGTTGATTGTATCTTATTCCATTTGTGGAGTAAGTACGCATCTTTTAAACAATATTCAGCTGCCATGGCATCCGAATTTAAATAGTTATCTCCAAACTTTTTAAATCTTCTTACCCAGTCTCTTTTCATAGCATTTTCTGAAGTTTCTAGAGATATATCTTCACCAAATCCTTTTGCTGTAGAACATGCATCCCATAAATTATTAAAACATTTTAATGCATCAACTACCATACCAGAGGCAAATACTGCTGCATCACCATATTTTTTAACCATTTCTTTAGAAGTTATTACAGCGGTATTAGGCGCTTGATTATAATCTTTATCGCCAGTCATTGGTAAAAATGATATACCAGCAAACGAATGTCTGTTCTCAAATACATATTTTTCTACCTGATCCCAGTCGTCTACAATGATAGTATTTGATACGTTATGTCTTACTCCTTTGTCAGCGCATAGGTCTTCATTTGTTCCAGCTTCAACCCAGTGTTTTTGAGCTTTCTTTACGAGTTCAAGATGCTTAACACCTAACAAATCATCTTTATACATTGAACCTTTTTTTGGTAATATTGGAAAAGATACCACTACATCTGTTCCGCCAGCTGACCAAACAGAATCTTCTACCATGTAGGGATTAGTTTTCATGATAGCTTGAGTTATCTCTGATTCTTTATTCATTTGCACGTTACGAATGTACATGTTTGAATGTTCGGCATGAATGCCAGATGCTGTCTGTAACAATACAGATGCGTTACCACTTGGCTTTACACAAGTGGTTCTAGCTGCAGAATTAATACCAATAATTTCTGCTACTTGCTTATTAACATCTTTTACTATCTTAGCGCCTTTTTGCAGAATTTTCTCGTCAAAAAGTATGTCTGGATTATTCATCCAACCAGTGATTGAGACTCCAAGTAAAGCTTCTCTATCAAATATCTTTTTAGAAGTATCTGATAAAAATTTGAAGTCAGTGTACCCTGCTTGTAGGGTACCGAGGATAGACGCTGCTCGGCATGCCTTATAAAAGTCTTCCTCGGTATTGCATTTGCCTCCGTTGATTTCAGTCAGGTTACAACCTTGCCAACCTGATTTTTTATTGATCTGTGGATACATACCAATCTCAACACATGGATTAGTAGTATGTTCTGTAGATTCAACGAAGACGAACCCGGGTTCGCCAAATTGTTTGACTGATTCCATTATCTTGCCAAACTCTTCTGAAGTAGTTTTATCTCTTACAATAACTGCAGAGTTGTTTGATCTACCTCTTTGCGGATTCTCCATGAACCAGTTTCCAGTTTTTGCTTCCATCATCTCTTTATCATCTGGAGAAAATAAGCAAATTGTTGCTGATCTTCTTACTCCACCTGATAATACAGCGTCAGCTGCATGCATTGTGATGTCGTATGCATTAATTGGTTTTATTGATACTGGATCTTTCGAGTCTAATACAATACCTTGTAATAAATGTTCTATCTTGTCTAAAGACCTACGTAAGCCGTTTGGCCCTGGTGCCTTAAATCCACCTGATATGTAAGCACCTTTTGGTCTTATTTGTGATAAATCGAAGTATACTCTTCTTCCTTCGTATTCTGGATATTTACCTCCACCAACGAAAAAAGAAGACATTAATACGTCTAAAGCTGAAGCCCAACCTTCAATTGAATCTTCAACTATGTAACCTTTCGCCTGTTTAGTTCTATTTTGTATCTTAGGTAATTTTTTAATATGGTGCTTTTGTACAGAGAATCCTGCTCCAGCACCGCATAATAATATATAAAAGACCTCACCAAAAAATTCTGGTCTGTCAACATAAGATGAAGTACAGTTGTACATTCTCATCTGATGTTTCATTAACTGTTCACCACCAAACTGTAAAGCTCTTTGAGCGCCAAGAACTCTTTGCTCTTTATACGCAGTTCTTGCTTCGTCTAAATATGGTTGTAATGTATTATTCTGTACTTTATAATTATTTTCGTGCATACCTATAACACGATCTACTGCTTCATCCCAGGATTCATATCTACTTTCGTCGTCTTTAAAACGAGAGTAGCCTTCATAAAATTTAGTCTGAGACAAAAAATCCCTTGTGTCAACAATCTTATTTTGCTGCATCTTTTCCTCGTAATTTTGGTTTAATTTTTTACTGTTATAACTATTATATATTAAAAATCAATCTTTGTAAACAACTTTTTCACTCACCGTCAAAATATTTTTTTATCATTTCTAATACATCGTCATATTTAGCTATTTCCATCATCTGTTTTTCGAGCTCTTCCATTACTTGAGGATGCTCTCCAATACCAGCTGGATTATTCATATACACTTGAGCTGTAGCTTTTGCCATGGCGATTTTGCCTTCAGCATGCTTTTTAAGTGCTTTAATCATTTCATTTTCAAAATCAAAATCCATTTTATTTTTCTCCTACCTTAGCATTGACTTTTCTATGTTTATTCCATGCAACCCATCCACCTATTCGTAAAGCCCAATAAGCAAGATAGTTTAAGAAATAAAATCCATTGACTTCAATATTAATATCTCTAAATGTTTTATCCATCCACTGTTGAGATCTAATACCTATAGTCTTTCCATTTTTTAGTAATAGTGTTTCATACTTATATCCATAATCATGAATAAGTCCACCGATTAACAGTACACCGACTGGTGATAAGAATTGAGCTAAGAACTTTGGTACACTTGCGCCATCGAACTTAAACCCTTTTGGTATAACAAAATTTTGTTTATTAATTGAGTAGTTAAAATCTTTTGCAACTTCCCAATGTCTAGTTCCAAATACCCATAACATAAGTGCTCCCCAGAAACCTTTGCCTTTTGTGGCTATTCTAATGGGTTTCATATGAGGATAATCTTTGTAAGTAAAATTTACTCTGTTGTCTATTTTTTTATCGAATAAATTAATAATTAAACCTATGATGACTAGTATAATAAAAACTGTCATAGGCCAAAATTGTTTTGCTAAACTTAAAATAATCTCCATTACTTCTCCTTCTCGATAAGCCATTTAATACCATCATTATTATGTATTACGACTTCTTCTATCACTTCAAGTTTTTTTTCAATTTTATTAACTTTTATCTCGTCCCATAACATATTGGCAATTAACGACGCCACAATTGATTCAAACACTATTTATTCTCTTTTGGTTTCACAGCTTCTTCATAGTAAAGAATAACTTCTTTCTGTTGTTCTATATATCTTTTTATCTGTTCGAAGTTTAAAGCTAAATTTTTAAATGATGCTGGATCGAGTCCATATATTACAAACTCTCCCATACCAGCTTTTACTTTTTTAATAACTTCAGGTAGATTCTTTTCGGTTATTACAATAATCTTTGCTTCCAGCATTTTAACTGCTTTTGGTTTTTGAGCGACCGCAATAGTTGGTGCTATTACTTTCTCGACCGTAACAATTTCTTTTTCTGGTTTCCAACTACAGCTACTTAGTAGCAGTATTGATACCGTTAAACATGTTAACAACTTCTTCATTTATTTTCTTTTCTGTAGCTTTAGGATCTGCAATACTATTTTTAACTATATCAGTTTCTGCAAGTATCTTTGAAATCTTTTTATTATTTTCTTCAGCAATAGTTAACTTGTTATTTAAGTCTTTAGTTAACTTAATTTGTTTTTCCATATTTTCTTTAAGAGCTTTTATGGTAGAGTCTTTTGCTTTGACCGCAACTTCAAGCTTTGCATTGTTATCTCTTAATACTGCCATACGTTGCATAGTGTCATTATATACAAAATAGGCGCCATACCCTATGCCGCCTAGTATCACTAGCACAAATAAAAAGATGTAAATTCTAGCCATGATAATCGTCCAGATATGTTCTAAATCTCTTTAGCAATACTGGCAACTTGTCTTTTTTTCTTCTTCTATCGTGCATTGTTGTCGTCTTAAGTCTTGGACCCATGGTCTTCGTATCTTTAGGAATACCTGCAACTGCAGTAGTAGTTACATTTGATTCACTAGAAGCTTTTGCTTGAGCCATAGCTTCTGGAGAAGGAGCTCCTTTTTCGCCTTTCTTGCGCATGCGCTTTCCAGATTTTCTTCTCTTATTAATATTGTGCCATAGACCTAAATTTTTTTCTTCTATATCTTCTTTTTGCATTTCCTTAGTCTTCTTTTTCATTTTATTTATGTAAGCTCGGTAGACAGCAGCTGCTGCTGTTTTTCCAGCCACTCTTGCTCTTTGTTCCATAGCTATTGCAGCTTGTATCTTGTGGGCGTGCTTTCTACCAGACTTTTTTATTTTAGCCACTGATGCTTTTGCATCAGCCGGAGTTGCAAACTTCAATCCATGAATTGTACCTTTTGGATTTTCATCAGTATATAAATCACTGTGTTTATCAGAACCTGCAGGTTGTCCTTTTTTTCTTGGTATTCTCTTTGTAGCCTCGAACATGTCTGTACTTGGACTCTTACCAGATTGCTTAACAACTTTTAAATCATCACCTACTAATGGCGAATACTTTTGAGCTGCTTTCTTTGCTCTTGCTTCTGAACTATGCATACTAAACGTGTATCTCGACTTTGGCGCGTTTGGATTTACCACAACGTGAGTGTATGGTTTTATTTTACTTCCTTTTTGTCTGCCTGATACTCTCATCTTAGTAACTCGCTAGCTGTAACATATATTTGCCTGTTAGTGTTGACGTGCGTCGCTTCATATATATCCACACCAAACACATCTCCAACAGGGAAACACTCTTCTTTTATTCTTACCTGATCTTTTGGCCAAACTAATTCGTCACACGTTTTATTTAATAATTTTGCACTAGTAACTCGGTATATCCCAGGTGATAGTTGTTTATTATCTAATAAGAACCATTCGTTCTGTTCGTTTAAAAAATCTAATACATCCACATTAAATTTTTTACAGATGTCTTCTATTCCTTTTTGTCCAACTTTTTCTTTAATGAGATAGAGCGCGCTCGCAAAAGATCCAAGCTTAGATCCACCCCCTGGAAGTTTTGCAACGAGCCTTTTAATGTTAGCGGCAAGGCGAATGAAAGGAGTATAAGCAGACTTTTTTTCATCGTCGTCCAACCTCACACTCTTGTTCCTTTTGCCATTTTCGTCTATTATTCCTAATTTGTACGCATCCCAACTTGTCCAATCCATAACCATCATTCTTATGAATCGAAACGTATATCCTAAATCTGCTGCTCTTTTTAATATACCCATTAAATCTTCCTTAACACGTTAACTACTTCCGGATCCATAGTTATTCCAGTATACTGATCGTTTTTAATATAATTTAGAAATATTAAAAATGGTTTCATAACTGGCCAATGTTTATCTTCTAACTTAAAATCTAATATATTCAAAGCAGCTTCAATACCAAAAACATTAAAAACAACAATTAAATGATTGAGAATTAATCTTTCAGAAAGTTCATCACTTTCTATGTATCTGTTCAACAATCTTTTAATATACTTAAATCTTTTTAAATCCTCATTAAATTCGTCTGCGTCTGCTAACTTATTACTTCTATAATGCTTTGCCGCATAGAGGAAAAGATTTTTATCATTTAATTCTTTAAACCTTAACATAAAATTATATATTAAGATTTACAGTACTTCTTTGAGCTCCTCGATTAAATCAGCTTTATTTTTTCTTCGATCGAGTTCAATACCATGTTCTCTACCAAGAGCTTCAAGTTCTAATTTAGTCATTGAATCTAAATCAGTACCTACTTCTTCTCCAAACCATTCTTCTTTTGCTTCTTCAGCTGTAGTAGGAGATTCTTTTAAAACTTGAGGTTCTGGTTTTATACCAAAAAATTCGTCTATCTGACCTTGTGATATTTTTTGAGATATTAACAACTCTCCAGTTTGTTTATGTTTCCAACCTTGTGGAGTTGGTATCGCGCCTTTCGCCCAATTTGGTGGTTTTATAGCCATTATATTAGTCCTTTTTATTTGTTACTTTATTTACTGCATCTAACAGTTCATTCATGGTTTTTCCAAATATTCCATATTTGTCGATTTTGCTTTCCATTTTAGCTGTTGGATCTTTTATAGGAGTTGCACTTGGCTTGATATTTCTATCGCCACTTGCTACGTTGTCTCCACCAGATCTCTTTTTAGCTTGCTTCATCTTCTTATCAGCTTTAGATTTCTCGTTATCTTCTATAGATTTTTTAACGTCTAAGTCTGCGGCTCCAGACTTAATTTTATCCTGAGCTCCTTTAACCATATCCATGGCTCCTTTAGAAGACTGACTCTTATCAAGCATACCTTCTGGTGCAGTAGCACTTTTGTAATGCGCTGCTCTGTCGCCTTCAAGAACAGAAATTAATTTTTCTCTAAAAGTCATTGTACTCTCTTTCTTTACTGATTCTTTTTGATCTGCAATCTTAGTTGCAGTGTCTTTTTTCATAGTCACCGGATGAGTCTTTCCACCAAAGTTGAATTTCTTCTTACCGGCTTTTGCGGCTGCAGCTGCTGCGCCATGGAAGGCGGTTCTTTCATTTGCTGGAATCTCCTCAGGTATATGATACTTTATACTTTCTTCCATGGGATTCTCCTTTACATCCATACGTGAGCCACATAGGCTCCAAGTACAGCAACAATTAGTGCCATACCAATCTTATTTATAATTCCTACAGTTCTTGAGTTATCATCGACTGTTTTCTGTATCTCGTCTAATTTTACTGAGAGTTTATTTAGTCTTTCTCTCATGTTTTCATGATCGTCTTGTAATGCTATAATCTTCTCCTCTGCTCTTGCCAAAGAAATCATAGCGTCTGCGAGCTTATCAATCTTTTGCTCTATTCTATCTAATCTTGATTCAGTTGTCTCGTTCTGAGCCATCTTACTGTAATCCTTCAATATTTGGTGTATGAGATCTTTGTCCATAAATATATTTATGTGATGTCATAAAATTGACACCAATAATAATATGACAGTTATTTTTGTCAAAAAATTGACAGTTCATGATTTACCTTGACCTCTATACTTTTTAAAACTTCTTCTCTTATGTTTGTTCATTGTTGAAAAAATAGGCTTACGTCCAATTGTAGTACCATGTTTTTTTGGTTCATGTATTTTAACTGAACGAAATAACTTAGCCATTACTCAGCTTTCCATATTGTCCATACACCATAAGCTATTGCTATACCTGCAGCAATCTTTGCCAATGGAGATAAAAATAATATCATAAGACCAAGAGCAATACATACTGCTCCGTCCATAGATGTTCTTTCTTTCATTCTTTTTGTTATCCAGTTTTTAATCATTACCATTTTTCCTTGTCTGCCCAATACGCCGCTGACATCTTGCCTTTAGCTATGTTTTTAGCGTGTCTGGCTTTAAATGATTTACGTCTTGCTTTTTGTCTGTCAGACTCTCCTTTCTTTGGAGCTCCAGCAGTACTTACGCCTTGTTGACCAAATCTAATAGTCTTAACTTTGTCACCATCTTTAGCGACTACAATATGACTACTAGTCGGATGATTTGGAGTACGTTTTGCTTTGTTAAATCCTGATACTCCAGCTCTCTTGAGTCTTGGATCTTTTTCTTCTATAAATTTTTTGAATCTATCCAAACTCATGGCCTGCTATCCTTCTCATTTGTTTATTAAACTCTCCTTGATCTGGCTTTGACTTATATAACTTTTTAGTAAGTGCGCTGTTTTTCTTACCTTTAATTCTATACTTATAACCTTTTTCCTTATGTTCAGGATCTGTAGTTTTTACTAATCTTCTTTTGTATTGAGCTTCATAAGACTCTGGTCCTTTTGGAGCATCTGTCTTTCCTCTCATACCTTCTTTCTTAGTTTTATTTTCACCGGGTGTCATGCTCTTCATAAGTCTAACTGACTCAGGAGTACCATAATCATACTTGTATTCTTTAATTTTTTCTCTTCCTTGTGCCTTATCTCTATAAATCTTTTTTACTGTTTGTTTAGTAATTCTTTCTATGTCTTGTATAAGAGACGGCTGCTTTACTATCTTTCTAAGTTTTGCCTTAAGTTCGCCTGGGGTTTTAGCATCCATGTACATCTTAGGTAAGCCATCAATAGTAACTTCAAAACTAGTTTCTCTTTGTAAAGCTCGTTTTAGCAGTTCTTTTCTAGTATCATCGCGTTTAGCTAATGCAATATGACCTCTTGCTTTTTTCGCTATTTCTTTTGCACGCTTACCTGTATCTCTCATCCAATCAGGCCTTGCTTTTTTACTTGGTCCTCTTAAGCCACGAGCGATCTTTGCTTTAGCTTTTAACTTCATAGATAGTTCTGGTATATTTCTATCCAGTTCTGGTTTAGTTCTGTTTCTATTAAGTTGAGAGAATAATTTCAAGTTATTACCAGCTAACTTAGCTTCTTTTTGATTATCACGTTTATCCAGATAAGCTGCAATAGCCATCTTATGTCTCTTCTCTTTAGACTTACCTTTAAACTGAGGAGCCTTAGACTTTCTAAAGTCTTTTACGTAATCTCCGGCCGTTGCGTTTTTTCCTAGTGGCATACTACTTTGCTTTCATTGCTGTTTGCATGGCTTTCATGAGATTATTCATATCTTTTGAAAGAACTTGAATGTATCTACCTCGTTCACCATAGTTGATTTGATAACCTATACCACCTTTAAGACGTGTCTTAGTAATTTGTATTCCAAATTTATCATAGACATCTTCGCCTTCTTCAATTTTTTGAGGTTGTACGACATCAAGTATTGCTTGTCTTAAACTCATTTCATGCTCCCTACTTTTTTACGTGTACCTATAGATCTTGTATCGCCTTTATCCATCATGCCTTTCATACCGGCTGCTGGATCTGACCTACCGTGATAACCTTGCGCGTACCCTGGTTTTAATTTTTTAATCTTACCGCCTTTGGCCTTAAAAGCATCGATTGCTTTTTGATGTGCCGCCTTTTCTGCGTCAGTCATTCCTTCTTTTTTTACAGGTTTTTTCTTAATTCTTTCGCCTGTTGAATAATGATAATCATCAGCTTCTTTCTTTGCTAATCTATTTGTAGCTCTATCGATACCTCTCATTCTCATTGCTGCTTTACGCTCTGGACTTTTCTTATAATCTGTATCTGGTCCACCAAGTTGACTTATTGCATCTTTAGTAGCTTGAGATCTACCTTTGAAATATACATCTCTTGCAGCTTTACCAACATATCTTTTTGCAAGACCTTTTGATATTTCTTTTACTTGAGTACTATCTTTGATGTCTTTAGTTAATGTTTTGACTTGACTACTGTGAGTAGCAACAGCTTTCTTTAATCCTTGATTACACCTTTAACTGTCTTAACATCTTTTTTGTCAAGTGCTTCGCCTACTGACTCTTTTTTCTTCTTCTTACCCTTACCACTAAGATCGGCATCGGCACCATAATAAGTACCTTTACCTTTTCCTATGTAAGAGTTAACTCTTGCCATTCCCCACTGCTGTGGTGTTGTCCCTGGTCTATGACCAGTTCTCCAAGCCGCCATGCCTCTATTATATACTTTCTTTAGAGTGCCTAAAGAAATTCCAGACTTGGCTGCTTTTTTCTTGAGTCCTTCGTTCTCGAATAACTCTATGAAAGTAGTAAATTTAAGCATTTGCTGCCCCTTTGTTTTTTAGTTTTCTAATTTTAGCTCGATCTAACATGCGTGCATGTTTCATCTTGTCAACGGCTTTTTCTCTCTCAATCTTTTTCTTAGCTAATTCTACTGCATCTTCTCCGTACATTCTTCTGTACTTAAGTGTATGTACACTTGGCTTAGTCTTAGCTGTCTTATCTCCCGGAGCTTGTTTATAAGCTGCAGGATTATCGTCATCATATTTACCGTACTTTTTAAAATGTGCAAGTCTTTTTTTCTTGGTAGACTTACCTAAACCTTTATAATATACTGAAGGCTGACTCCCTTTTGCCTTTTTAACGTCTTTATCTTGTGCAACTTCTTTTTTTCTTTCTTTTTCTAGAAGCTCCACAGAATCAAGCCATTTTCTATAGAACTTGCCGTTTTGTTCAATAATAACATAATTAGATCCAAGACTGGTAACACGAGCGAGTTCGTCACTGCCCACGACAGTAACACTATCACCAATATTAAACAGGTTTCCTTTAACATATTCCTCTCGTTTCTCTGAAACTGGAGCAAAATTTAAAGTGTTATGGTACTGTTTAACTTCTTTAAGACCCATACCTTTTCTGACTTGATTATAAGCTTTTTTAGCTTCTGCATTTGAAACACTTCTTGGCAATCCTTGAGTAAACTGAGAAAAGTTTCCTTCCGCTGCAACTTTTCTCATTTTTGATGCTGACATTCCTGAGACATCGTCTGCATCTGGATCCCTTTCTCCAGCTGATATGGTATTAATTCTATTGAAGTTGTACAACCCGTGTCTAGATTTAACACCATTATATTTATTGAGTAAGGTATTGAACTCCATGACTCGGTCTGAGCCGACGACCATGGTTAAATTCTTATACCCTTCGTTAAATAATCTAGTAGCGACATCAAATACACTTTTAATCTTTTTGTCTAGTATAACTTGTCTTGCGTGCTTAGGAAAGAATTTTCTAACCATCTTCACTTTTTCTTGATATGGCAATGGATTTTTCTTCTTATCCTCGCTTTGAGATAAGAATATTTTATATTGATTCTTTCCAGATTTTTTTGCTAATTCATTCATTAATTTTTCATGACCAGTTGTAGGAGGATTCATTCGACCAAACGTAAAAAATACGGTCTTTTCTTCTTCAACTAAGTACTGTTTAAAAGAACTTATCATTATCCTTTTTTCCTTTGAACCTCTGCCTTACGAACATCTTTAAACATTCTCTTCGCTATTCTGTTAATTCTTGCTTGAAGAGCTGGTTTTTCCAGTCTCTTTTCTATTTCTTTTTTTCTAGCAAAAGTTAATTCTTTCTTTGGTATTCCTCTTGTTAATTTTCTCGCGATCTGATCTCTAGCTTGTCTACGAGCTCTTCTTAACAATTTATCTTTATTAGCCATTTTTCTTTTGGCTCTTTCACGTCCTATCTTAATTCTTGTTTTCATTCTCTTCATAAGTCTAGAACGTTTCATTCTTTGTTGTAACGTTAAAGCTTCTTCAACGTTTTCTTCATAGATCTTGTCCATTTCTTTTTTAACTTTAGGATCTTTTAAGAGATCTTTTGAAATCTTTTGAATAGCTGTCTTCTTGTCTATTTGAGATCTCATGTTAAATCTTTTATCTCTTATTATCTTTATTGCAGCTTTGACTTGATCTGCTGAAGATAAATTCTTTATTGCTTCGTCAACTGATTCTATTTTATTTGTTTTAGGATTTACACCAAGAATTTTTTTAACCATCTTCATTGCTTCTAGTCTAGAAACTTTCATTCCTTTTGAGACAAGATTAACTGCTTGATTAAAATTTTTGGAAGGACCCATAAACTTTTCAGCTCTCTTTAAGTTCATTGGACTCATTGATGCTTCATCAATTGATTCTTTATGAATATCCATTCTAGTTCCAGATTGAGTCTTAACGTAATTCTTTACTTTATAACCATGCTTCTTTGCAAAAGCTTGTCCGTCTTTCTCTTTATGATAACTCTTCATATGTAGGTGTAGATGTTTATCACCTGACTTTTTAATCATACTTGGAATTTTTTTAACACTCATACTTCCGTTTGAATGTGTTTGAGCGTCGCGATGAGCGTCATCATGATTGATAGCTTCTCTTTGCACAGAGTTATATAAGTCGTCTTTAGCTTGCGTAGCAACTTTCTTGCGCATGTATTTACTTACGCCTTTTTTACCTTTAACCGGTACTTTTAAATTTGGAAGTTTTTTGTCTTTTTTCATCGACAGTTCGTTCATCAAGTCGAAAAAAGATTTTAATTGGGCCATCAGTTCCTCCCTGGTTTATCCCATCCTTTTAATATATCTGGCGAAAAGTTTGCGTATGAGAACTCCATACGGTCCACAATTTTCACGGCATCACCACCAAGTTTGTCAATAGCTACGTAACCTTCTTGACCAGTTGTTTGATAACCATTTTTTGTTTTCAAAAAGGTTTGTGTACTATTTAACTTATTAAGTATATTTATAAGTTTTAATTTCGCTAGAACTATAGATTTTTGTAATTCAAACATCATTTGTAAACTTATTCTGTTCTGCGGAGAGAAGAAGCTTAATATCTCGTCAAGCTTCTTCTGCTGTCCGGATTTACCTTTCTCTGTTTTTCTCTTATCAATTTCTTTTTGATATTTTTGTTTTATGTAATTGATCAGTTTATTTGTATGCGTCTTGGTATCACCAATAACTTGACCCGCTCTGACAAAAGTATTGTTAAATGTTTCTATCAGCTCAGCTATGTTACGGTTCTTTTCTAGTTGTCTTAGAGTACTTCCGGATATTTTATTAAATATCCTTCCACAGTTACTAAGATGATCGTTAACTTCTTGAGTATCTTTTTTTGTCATAGTAAATTGTGTCATATCTCTCAACATCGCATCTTGTGACCATACTGTATTTGAATTCTTAAACTTACTTATATCCACTCCGTAACTCGCTTTCATCGACTCGAACGAGCTACCTTTGTACGAAGTGTGCCAAACTATTCCTATCTTTGCCGCCTTTGCTTTTTTGGCAGCCATTGTTCCTGTTGGTATGGCGTACATTATCGTATTTGGATGAAAAGTAAGATATGACTTTCCTTTAATCTTTTTTGTTTTTAAATCGCCCGGACCAAATAAAAAGTCTCCTTGTATTACTCCTTTGATTCCTAGGGCTGGTAAATATTTAAGAGCGTTCTTTAGTTTTAAATTAAGATCGCCGTCAGTATCGCTATCAACATCAGAAGTCGTTTTATATACCTTCGGATTCTTGTTGAAGATTCCTTTTTTCGCAACAAAAAACTGTCCGTCCGTAGGGTCGATCCCGCAAAATAGCGCCGGCGCACCGTCCCACTTGACCGAGACTTTACCATCTTTGACACCTCCTAACATGTCTCTTAAAGAACGTAAAGCGAGTATCGCTTCTCTCGTTCCATTGACTCCGCCATAGAGAACCTTATCCTCTATATGAGTCATATGAGTATTTTTTTGTTCAGTTATGAAATCTATAAAGTTCATCGTAATGGTTTTATATCCTTTAAATTAATACTTGGTTTTATTGTACCACTTGTTATTGCTTGCATTTCAACGGCTTTTGAATCTATTCTACCAGCGGCGATGATTTCACCAACTTTATTTGGATTAGCTTTACTGTACATAAAAACTAAATTTGTTCCGCCAAAATATTCGCCTGCAACTTTTGCGTAATCTTTTTCTATTTGAGACCAAGCTTTTGGTTCTAGTTGTTTTAATTTTGCCATTTGTTTTCTATTAATTTCAGATATGGCATTTTTTTTACCATCGTTAGCCGCAATCATTTCACCGTCATATTTCTTTTTTAATGCTTGTGCTTTGGATAATATAGGAGCTAGCTCACCTTTGCCACCTAATTTAAATCCTTCAATTTGTTGACGTCCTATATTAAAGGTAACTGATTTTGCTTCGTATTCTTTTCCTCTAACATATAAGTCAACACCGGCACTACCACCACCACCAACTTTTGAATTGTCTATTAAAAAATAAAGTAACAACTCTCCTGGGCCTATGCCGCTTTGATCAAACTGATACATATTAAAAAAGTGTGTAGCATTTTCTTTTTTAAGTTCTTTTACTGCCGCATTGATTTTTTTAACATTGAAATCTTTCATAAACATATCTTTTTTAGAAAACTTAGGAAACTGATTTTTTGTATAAAGATATCGTATTGACGGCTGCAATTCTGGTTTTAAATCTCTTACATCGATATTAAATTTAGTTACTTTTTCAGCACGCCTTATAAATTCAAAATCAAGACCTGTTGTGTCTGCCATAGACATCTCCTTTAAAAATGTTCTAAATCTTTGCATGAGCTTTTCCTCTAGTTATATTATACACTATTTATAACAGTTTGTAAACAAAAAAAAGCACCCGAAGGTACTTTTTTTGAGTCGAACTCGAGTCCCTTAACTAGTTAAGTGAATTAGAATCTTGTAAGAAACCTAGCGATATGATGTACCCATGGTAGTAGCATTACCGCCATGAATAAGTTTGCGCCACTATGTGCTAGTGCTATTCGTAGAGTATCGCCTTTCGGCATGCCGTCTGATACAAAGAAACCTGCGAGCCATATAGTACCAGTAGTTCCTATGTTTGCTCCAAGAACTGCTGCTATGGCTGCTGGTAGTGGGAGAGCTCCACTTGCAACGAGAGCTATGATTGCAGTGGTAGATAACGATGAAGATTGCCAGAGTAACGTCATAACAATTCCACCTATAAACATATAAAATGGATTACCTAAAAAAAAGTTTAAGTGTTCTAAGTTTCCCATGGATTTCATTCCACCTGAAAACATTTTGAGTCCTATGTAGAATACAACCAATCCTACGAGTGCCGTGATTACGGGATTACCTAGTTCCATTTTGCTA